ATGTAGACTACTTTTTAAAAGTTACTTCTAGTCTTATGTCTTATAGCCTTATAATATTATATTACATTATAATTAGAATATGGTATTATTAGAGTGAAGGATTATCTTGAATATAATACGATACTTCGCCAAACTCACCCCATGATACTGAAATCTTCAGCGGCAACCCTTCCTCGTAGTTTATGTACACGCTAGACTTCTTACCACATAATGCGTGGATTTTCCCCAGTACCTTCATGACTACCTTGTTCATCTTAATAACCTTTTCTCCCATAATCTCAAACGTGGCGTCCACACCACTCGAAGAACCTTCGTTTAGATTCATTCTAGACACTGACGCTAGAACCATTTCTAGTGGGTTGGAGGTTATCATAGTAAGGGGATTAGAATAGGAACCTGCTCTGGGAACAGCTATTTCACCATCCATATCTTTCTGACCTCTGTATGATCTGAATACAAACTGCGATGATTGTACCGCCATCTCCACATATATCGCCTTAGCAGAGTTTGCCTTTGTAAAGAAGTTTGCGAACTCGAAGGCGTTGTAGGTTGTGTCAAGACCACTATATTGTGGTTCTACAAACAACGTGGGTTCAATCTGTTCGGTTTGTACGTAACTCTTTCCTCCTCTTGAACCCGGTGTCGTTTGGACTACTGTTATGTTAGATGCGCTTTTCTTCTTCATCAGGATTACATTAGTGGCGCCTGTTGCTTTCTTCGTATTCAACGCCATCTGCTTTACATTGAATCCCACGATTCCGCTGTCTACAGGATTGCCATCAGGATCGGTGTAATTGGTACTATAACCACATAAATCCGGACGTTGTGTCGATACATAAGCGCTAACTGAGATATAGTCCTGAGCGCTGGTTTCTCTTACGAAAATACCATATTTGGGCATTAGCATGGTGCAGTTGGTTCGAAACTGTCTTAACATTTCCCAGAACGCTCCGAATTCCGGAGGCTGTTTAAGATTGATTACAAAGTCATACTCTGCAAGGTTAGCGGAATCCATGGACTAAAGAACCTAAGAACTTCCGTGGTGTATAGAAAGAAAAATATTATTATTTAACATCAAGATTATCATCTTTAGCCGCGACTATCGCATCATCCTCGCCCTCAGACCATGACGGAGCCCAATGTCCAAGTTATGGACGAGGTACAAATCGAAGATGTGAGTCCTAAAGAAGAGGTTATTATAGTACCTTCCATTATAGCGGTACCGTTACCACAATCGTTTACATTTCCCGGTTTAGATAAATGGCCTTTGACGTACTTGCCCACTGCATGCGGTGCCAACAATTTCTACCATGCTGTTCTACAGAGTTATTTTACTCCATATATGGTTGGAAATTACAATGGTGTCGCAGCAACCAGGGATGACGTTGCAAACGCAGTTAGCAGCCTTATCTACAATACTCTATGGGAACCCTACAGCAACATAGATAAGTTGGGTACCAAGAATTATCAGATGGTGGACCCCACTCTTTCTGGACTCGGTAGTGAACGAGTTGCTTTAGCATTAGACAATATCTGCAGAATACCTTATCTCCCTACTGAGATAATACATCGCAAGTACTTGTGGCATATATGTCATCAATTGAACATTAACATCTATGTATTAGACACACAGAGAAACTTATGTTATTCGAGTGATACTTCAGATAGTAGGTTGATGCGAAGTATTTGCGTGATATGGAAAGATGGTTTCTTCCATACAGCAGGACTTAGCTTAGACAATGGGGGACATGCTACATTCTTCGAGAAGGGAAACGAATTCACTGGTATGTTGGAGCTTCTATCCAAGATAATAGTAACTCAACAAGCTCCACTTCAGCAAGTACCACTTCAACAAGTATTTCCTCAGAGTTAAATAGTATCGAATTACCCATTAACGATCCTTAACTTTTTTAAAATGTTATAGTTAGCTCTACTTTAAGCGGAGCTCTAGACGAATATACCGAACTCACATGTATGGGTACCTGGATGTATGGAATACCTGATTTCAAATTAATTGTCTGATTGATAATATTCTTGTTACGTCCAGTCTCCCAACAGACAGTAGCAGAATTGTTTATTTTACGATCCGGCATACTATCGCCAAATGGAAAGATATCAATATGCTTCCATTCTTTGGACCACGTTAACAGAGACATTCTTATCTTGAAAAAGTTTCTATGTCTTTCTACTACCGCTCCATCTGCCGTTATAATACTATCTACTATGTATGGTTTGTAATGACAGATAGCGAAGCAACTGGTGGATGGTAATTTAGATGATTTCTGTTCTTCCATTATAGGTTTAATATTGATACCTGTTAAATCCGAAATAGAGGCGATGTCGACATCCCTTGAACGATCTCCTCTGCAACTAGCATCTGCGATCAGAGATAGTCGTTCTTCCACCGACTCGAAGTAACCCTCATAATAATCATTGTAACTCATTTTATGTAACTATCTATTTGCAATATGGGTATCAAAGGTTTAGGCAAATTCCTTAAGAGTGTCAAACGTCATTTCCAAACGGACTTGAGAACTATTCCTATTACTAATTTTAGAAACCACCGTATAGTTATTGATGCGTCCCATGTATCTCATCGTATGCTATATCGAGCACGGCAGAAGATTGTAAAGAAAACGAAATTATTGATCGAAGATGTAGATGAGGGTATTGTCCAACAACAATGGCTGTTGGAGATGTTAGAAGTAATACAGAAATGTAGACGCTATGGTATCAGGCCTATATTTGCATTTGATGGTAAGCCACCCAAGTACAAGATGGATACCATTGAAGATCGAGAGTCCGAACGTGAGGCTGTGTTTGAGCGCATTCGTAATTTGCGTATGATGATGAATTACGATCCAACCATGAACAATAGGGATAACATGAAAGAACTTGAATCGCTATGTGGTCGCGATACCACACCAGACAAGGAGAAGAAAATCAAGCTCAAAATGTTGCTAGATTCTCTGGGTATACCCTGGTTTCAATGTACTAGTGAAGCAGAGTGGTTAGCAACTGGGTTGGTACTGGAGGGTCATGCTGCTGCTGTGTGGTCAAACGACAAAGATAACCTAGCACATGGATGTCCCATTCTCATTTGTGAAGAAACAGCGTGGGTAATGGACGAAAATGGAGATAATGTCCCTGGTTTAGCTGTTATGTTCCTCCATGAAGCACTGTATACCACCCAACTATCCTTACCATCTTTTATTGATTTCTGTATTATGTGTGGTACTGATTATGGTAAGAACATGCCCGGCATCGCAGCAGAGAGATCTTTCCCACTGATCGCACAACATAGATTCATACCAGCATTGGAGAATACTCATGATCTATCGTGTCTAAAATGGAGAAGCGCACGTCATGCGTTCCATCGCAAACCATTGGAAAGTCTAATGGAACCAGAAGGGAGGTATGTACCTGGACAACCTTTCGATCTATCTATCCACCAACCAGCAGAGAATATTCGAGAGATATTCAGCGTCCTGGGACTACAGGATAAGGTAGATACTATGATTATGGCCATGCGTCCGGAGGATCCCGGGCTTCCTGGACTACCATACATGTACTCTAATATACCTATACAACCAGCGCCTGTATGGCCGCTGTATGTCGATGGTATGCTAGTAGAGGGACAGTGGTTCCAACCACAAGAAGAAAATCCGGAAGATAATATCGCAACTGGACCCCTTGCGAGAATGGCTAGGATGGCAGAATACTACAACTATGTCAATGGAATAAATGGCGCGGTCAATGGTGCGATTTTCCAATTAGAAGATGGTATACAATGCTCGTCGACATCTCAAACTACGAGTAGCCATCAAACACAGGCCTCATTCTACTACGGGCAGACACCTTATAATCAGTATAACCAATATGGGCAAACTGGGCAAGTTGGACAATATAATCAGTATGGGCAAACTGGGCAAACCGGTCAATATGGTCAGTATGGGCAAGTTGGACAAGATGCAGCATTCTCATTCGATTAAGTTAATTATGGTTAATAATGACAAACTTGTTACCATTAATGACACTTAGACATAAGCTTTTTAAAAACTAACATATACTACTTACATTCATGGATCAATCGTCATTGATATCTACACCCATAGCTATATCAGCTCTCACACCAATACCTACTATAATATCCGGTACAATACCCACTACTACACCTGCTAATGTAGCTTCTACAGCGCTTACAATTCCAAATAAGGGTAATATATTCTCCATATTCCAATGGATTAGCGCACAAAGTCGGATCTCACATAACGGTACTGCTGCCGCGGAGCCGCGAAGATTACTAACTATACACTCTGTAGAACAAGTCGTAGATCTAAATCAGCTATTCACTGGTAATTTTATATTTCTAGATGATTCAGACATATTAGATATGCGACAATGGTTATCTAATATGACATGGACCACCCTGGGTATAGGTATTGAAAGATTGACAGCTATGGTACATGTTAACTTTTTTAAATCTGTCGCGTTAGGATTACCAACTGGTAAGTACATAATTACATTCTTCAGTGATATGAGTCAGAGATTAGTAAGTTTACTTTTATCTGATGTTACCCCTGTCGCTCTTGAAGGTCATATTTCCAATAATGATGATATAATTACAGTGTACGATACTGAAACCGGTAGGGTATTAAAATTTCCTAGAATACCAGTTGTTTCCTTCACTGTTAAGTCATACGATATGAGTTGGTTGTCAGGGAGATGATACCGGTAATAGGCGACAAAAAAGAAACAGCTTGTCCGGATCTTCTCATGTTGCAATTTCGAGATGCAATTCCAGCAGCGTGAGATCTCCACTCACGCTTACGATATTAGGTTCCATGATGGAGGTCCAAATAATCAGCAATCTATTATCCATTCATGGTCCTTCGACCAGGACTCCAAACCTCATTTGCTGAGGGTCTTCGACTTTCCGGTGTTCTGTCGCATGCAGTTGCCTAGTTTTGTGATGAATGGCAGTGTCATGACGCCTATGATGTGGACACCGGAATCGCTCGACAGTCTGTTTGTAAGAATTAATCAGAAGCTAATGAACCAGCGTAAAGACCTTCCAACCAACTGGGTGCTTCAATATCAGGAGAAGATCTACTACTACAATGCCGGGCGTAAGTTCCCCATGCCGTTGGTATTCTTCAAGAACCAGAAGGCCATGCGTGACTTCATAAGTGTAATGAAATATCCAATATATACTTCCGAATGGGGATCGTTAAACTGTCACGTGTGGGAGGATGATATTCCGCCTATCCGTAAATGGATCACGGCGTGTGCAAGTAAGGATAGCGAAGGTAAAATCGTAGATGAGCTTACGTTCTGCGGATGGATGAAATGTAATGCAACACTAGTACCAGAGAGTCTAAAGGTGTCGACTATAGAACATGAGTATTTTGTGTCATGGACGGATGTCAGGCCTATACCGGTAGCAGAATGCGAATCCTGGGCCACCTCTCCACTAGTGTTGTCGTTCGATCTGGAAAATTATTCACATATGCCATTATGTTTGCCTAAGCACGATCATCCCGAAGATGCAGTTATTATGAACTCTTGTATTGTTCAGCGACAAGGTTCAGATAATAGTACACGAATGCGATATTGTTTTGTGTTAGGTAACTGTCCGGACATACCAGAGACAGAGCTACCAAATACCAAGATTATATGCGTTGCTGACGAAGTAGATGCCATTCTAAAGTTCGGAGATCTAGTGCGGGAAGTCGATCCAGATATTATCACAGGTTATAATATACAAGGATGGGACTATCCCGCTTTAGATGCCAGACTTACCACTATTTATGGTAGCAAATGGCCTACTATGGGCCGTATCAGGAACGAGCAGACGAAGTTAGTTAGTAAGACATGGCAATCCAGCGGTTATGGATTTATGAGATTGAATTATTTGGATATGGAAGGTCGTATCAGTATAGATATGCTGCCATATGTTCAACGCGAACCAGTGAAGTTACGTAGTTATCGTTTGGATAAGGTAGCAGCACACTATCTAGGTCGCGGTAAACATCCAGTTACTCCTCAGGACATCTTCGAAGCATTCCGTTTGATGCGTAATACTCTAACAGTGTTATATGCATTCAATGAAGCTGCTAAGTTGGATCCAAGTGTGTTACAGGACACCAGTTATCAAGAAGCGTTCAATAGAACTCTAGAGTTATACAAGGAGGCACTAGAGAAGTACAAGAAGGTAGTGCGTTATTGTATAGAGGACTCTGAAGTTACTATAGACTTGTTCTTCAAGTTAGATGTATGGTTTGCTCTTATTGGATTGGCTCGCGTTGCCGGTGTTACGCCATTGGAATTGGTAAACAATGGTCAGCAGCGTAGATGTATATCACTGATCTACAACAAGGCATGCGCTCGCGATATCGTAATAGATAAACGCCAGGAGCCCAAGCTTCCATATGCAGGTGGTCATGTAGGCCAACCAGATCCAGGTGTGTACGATTGTATTATGTTCTTGGATTTTGCATCACTGTATCCCAGTATTATCCAGGCTTATAATATATGTTATACCACCTTGGTACCTCCAGAGCTATTCGACAAGATACCGGATGATCAAGTTCATATTATTAAATTCCAGCAGGAGGAAGAGGAAACAGGACCAGAAGACGATGATGACGACTTGGACTACGAGACTATCAAGCGCAGACGTAAAGCGAAGAAGGCAAACGCGCCTACAGTTACTAAAGACTACTGTTTCAAATTCGTTAAATCGCCCGAGGGTATATTACCGACTATATGTAGAGAGTTAGTGAATGAGCGCGCGTACGTTCGCGATGTCTTGCTGCCGGCAGCCACCGGTATCTTGAAGAAGGTACTCAACTGTCGTCAGATGGGTCTGAAGATCACTGCTAACTCAGTGTATGGATTCTTAGGTGTCGAAGGTGGTAAACTTCCATTGAAGGAGGGCGCTATGTGTGTAACTGCTAAGGGCAGAGAACTTATTCTATGGGTTAACGAGTTCTTGAAGAAGGAGTACAACGCTAGTATTGTATACAATGATACCGATAGTGCAGCCATTCAGGAACCAGGTCTTACAGATCGTAAGAAGGTAAATGCCAGAGGTCATGAGTTAGTTGAAATCATTAACGCTTTCCTACCTCCACCACTCAAGCTTACTTATGAGAAGGGTGGTTTGATGCTCATTTTCTGTAAGAAGAAGTATGAGTTGATGTACATCACAGACAAAGGAGAATTGGAGTTGGGTAAGGATGGTAAATATAAGTTGCTTTCTCGCGGAGATGTAATGGCTAGACGTGAAAACTGCAGCTTCATTAAGAAGTGGTATCATGAGTTGCTCATTTGCGTGATGGAACGCCGTCCTATCGTAGAAGCAGTAACTATCATCATCAAGTATACTATGGAGTTGTTGGAGGAGAAGGTACCTGATGAACAACTAGAGGGTATCCGCGGATTGGCGCCTCACTACAGCAGCGTCAACTATCCTATGAATATCTTCGCTAACCGTCTGAGACAGGCTGGTAAGAGCGCAGTACCTGGAGACCGTATAGAGTTCTTGTTCATTAAGGATCCTCCCATTGCACCTACCGATCATGTAGGATGGAAGATGTATACTCCAGATGAAGTCCAGGAAGCCAAGGCGCGTGGTAAACCACTGAAGATTGATTATGCATTCTATCTACAGCGCGTGTTCAAGAACCACATTAATCAGTTGTTCTCAGTTGGATACAAGGAGGAGTTGAAGAAGTTAACTGGTATCAAGTACCGTCCTATTAGAGGGCAGAAGGATCGTACGTTGGATACAATCTGTGATATCTTCTACTTTTATGAACGCGATGGTTATCGTAAGTTGATTCCTATGATGAAGGATTGGATCATTGAAGAGCTGAAGCCTAAGGATTGCGCCTTCGTTATTGATGGTGTACCTACAGCGCAGTCTACTAGTGGTCAGTATTATAGTAACCAGTATTCAGGACAATATGCCGGGCAGTACTCAGGACAGTATGGAGCTATCCCTCAACAGGGTAGTGTGGACTTTACTAATGTTGCACATAGTAACGCATGGTATCCTAATAGCAACTATGATGCTAAGTTTGATCTGGATAATGGAATTAGTAATCAAACTAGTAGCCAGACTAATAGTCAAGCTAGTAACCAAGTTCCGTACAATCCATATTACAACTATGGTATCAGCGACCCTAGTAATGTCAATGGTGGTATGGATGCAGTATTTACATTCTAACTATAGTAGCTATAGATTTTTAAAAACTAAGTATACGACTAAAGCTATATGTTGTTATAATAACATATACATTACGTTCTACTATAGCAATGAATCCAGTTAGATTACGTAAGGTTCAACTATATGAACTTATACCTGGTAAACCTATATCCGATATCTTAGGCGATTCTATCATCAAACTGAAGTCGCTAAGTGGCGGAGTTTACACTAAACTTATACGTATAGCAGATTATCGCGGGAAAGGATTCCCTCTCCGTGGTAAATTAGATGAACAACATATAGACGTTATACTGCAACATCTGAAAGATTCATCAAATATTGAAGGTCTGACTGTAAAACTTGTTATTAGGTATCATTATGATGATGAGCTTCTGGTTATCCGTACTATCATAGATAAGGATAGAGTAACAGTGTTGTCGAGAAGAGGGGTCTCTCAGTCAGCTCCAACTGTCGTAGGTCTTATTACAGACGCTCTAGTGGAACATAAAGCCAAACACTTATGGATTCCGGAAGACAGTAGCAATCCTAATGTCTATGTAACATCATTGGAGACTAAGAACATTGAAGCCAAAGATATACTAAACTTGATCGATATTACGTATTTCAACCGATTCAGGAAGATCAAGGTATACTTAGATTATTCGTATACTGAACCTGAAAGCGTATAAGGATATAGTTTTTAAAATCTGCGTATAGTGATATCAGGACAAGGTAAAAATATGTTAAAAATCTGACCTAATATCACGCGATGTATGTGGTAGCCCTCCTTTCCCTTTCCCCTACATTGCAACATGGAAACCTCTAACTATACTAGCTCCGATAAATCCGAACTTACCATCGATAGCGGCTATACTACAGATGAACTATGTGCACTAGCCCTACTAGATGAAGAAATTGTACCTGATTTGGTATCTCCATTCCGTTCCTGGACTGACAACTTTGTTTGCGGTTTAGGTACGTTCTCGCGAGAGCAGGTTGTGAATGACTTGTCTAATGCTACCACCAACCAAACGGTACCTTTCACCTTCAACCCAGATGATGCGCATGTACAAGAGTTACGTCACTTACTTTCAAAGGACGGCGATAAGCCAGGAGAACGTCGTATGAAATGGTTGAAAGAATGGTCAGACACCCAGCCACTAACCATTGAATACCAAGGCGTTACCATGTCCAACGGTATATCTGGGACACCAGGTAGTATAGGTAGTCTGAAGTTCGTAATTAATGGTACCCCTGAACCAAGCGAAATTACGCCAATAATCGCCGATAATCTCGTGTAATCTGTCTCTAACAGTTGTTACACAACTTTTTAAAAACTAAGTATGTAGGAGGAAGAATAATAGCAGTATCTAAACGATGTTACTCTAATATAAATATATTAAAATGGTGCTGATGTGCAGCTTAGCATTCTGTACCAGAAAAGCATTCAGATACTGCACTGTAGAGGTTAACGAAGGAAAAATAAAGGATTATTTTCTTTGTGGTAGATGTATGAATAGGTGTAACGTCATATATCGTAGGAAGATTAGACTCCATGAAAGAGAGTCATAGCAGACATAATAAGATAGATATTACCGTATCTTCAATAGCAGTTACTATAGCTTTTAAAAATCTATACTAGTGTAGACCATACGTCTACAGATCGTTGCCCAGCACCGGATCCTCTTGACTCCCTTGTCTCTCTTGTCTCTCTTGTCTCTCTTGATCCTCTTTATTCCCTTGATTCAACAATCCCAGTTCCTTAGCGAGTTTAATGATAAAATCCAATGAGAACGACAATGAGTCGAAACCGTTAGGAGCGCCTTCAGTAACCACACACAATTCCATCTTTCCTGTTACGTCGCAGACACCACTTGGGTCTAGTTTAATTTTACACGATCGTGTCCAGCTTCCGTCAGGGTGCCTATCGGGCGGGAACGCAACCTTACGCTTTTTGCGATCGATTTTGATTCCTGGTTGAAGACTATTATCGAATGACATTATTGTTCTTAACGGTGATACGTTGTGAGTTGTAGTATCGTTGTGTTATATTGTAACTGTGTTACGGTAACATCATCACATCTTTAGCTTTTTTAAAAATATTGAATTCGGTACAGAATCTTAATATTATAATATCATAATAATATGAATATATTACGGGTGGAGGGGAATAGAGGAGTACACTTAGAAACCAAAGCCAGCAGCATAGTTGGTAACACCCTGCATGCGAGCCTGGCGTTTGAGCTCCTTCTTGATCTCGTTGTCTCGCTTACGACCAGCCTCACGTTTGTCCTGCTTAGCCTTACGGAAGTCCTTGTTGCGTTCACTGTCGTGGTAAGCCTTCTTGGCGCGAGAGATCAACTTGTACTCATCAACCAACTGCTGTCCGACCTGAGTGGGCTCGAATCCACGTCCTTCAAGATCGTAGTTCTTATCCAGCTCAATTCCATTCTGATCACGCTGAACCAACATCTCACGAGTGTACTTAGCAGGTTGGAGAGCGCCGGCAGAGTTAGTATAACCTCCAATCTTGTCAGCAACAACGTTACGAACACGGGCCTCGGCAGTGGGGTAGTTAGGGTCGTTGGCGGCAGCACTACGACGAGCAGCGTTCAACACCTTGTCCAAAGACTCAGGTCCAGGAGCCAGAACCAAAGCAGAGAACATGCGGAACATGAACTGAGGGAAGGCTCCAACAGCAGGGTAATCGACGGGGAACCGAGGATCGTTTCCAGACAAGTTAGCTTGGGCATTCAGACCAAACTGAACATACTGAACTTCGGCATCATAAGGCAGAATCAAGCGTCCAGGCTCGGCACGCTTCAAGTTATCCAAAGCAGACTGATTCCAGACGTTGGGAGTACGGACACGGGCCTCCTTGGGGATAGATCGGTATCTCCATCCCTTCTTTCCTTCGGGGGTCTTGGCATTGTAGGCACGCTCACGGTAACCAGTGCTGGAGTTATTCCAGAAATACTGGAACAGAGAAGTTCCGTTGGTTCCATTGAAGGAGTTGTAGAACTCAGCCATGTTAACAGGGACGTTATCGACGGTACCAGATCCAAGAGGAGTGTTGGCGCCAGCATTAGGGGCATTACGAGCACGAGCCATAAGGAACAGATCCTGGAAGGCATTGGAAGACAGAATACCGTTCTTGGCATGGAACAAGAAAGCAGCATCATTGGTTTTTCCGGTAGCCTCAGCAACATAGGGGGCAACAGCTCTAACGAAGGCAACAACATCAGCATCACCAGCCTGGATAGCATAACCACTCTTGAAAGAAGAAGGATGGTAAGGGTTTCGTCCGCGCTTACGGGAAGCAACGAACAAAGGCTTCAAATACTTCAGACGAGCAACGTACTCTGCGGCCAACTGAACCAAGTACTTCTCATGCATACGGAAAACACCGCGGAGCACGGGTTGATCACCGGCAGAGGGAGCCTCGAAGAACTTAATGCGGAACTCCTGACCGTCGTAGGGGTGGGCAACTCCTTTAGGAAGAGACAGAACCTTCTTCTGCAACAACAGAATAGCCTTAAACTCATTGACGAACTCATCAGTAATCTCACGGGCAGCCTTACCAAAATCAGTCTTGTTGGTATGACTCACCAAGCGTGCGACGAGGGCATCACGTTCGGGGTTCTCGTTCTTCTTCTTGGGTGACTTAGGGAGCTCAAACTGTCCTTGTTGATAGAAAGTCATTTTTGATTAAATGTTAGGGTGATTGAGTAAAGAATTTACGTGCAGGTTCCGCGGAAGCTGATTACTTTGATCTCAAAGGTGTAGTTTAAGATTGGTGCCGGGATTGCTACTCAAACATCACCTCGCATTCGCCCGGAATAAATATATTTTACTATATGTCTTAGTTACCATAGGATAACAGAAAATAAAATATAATTCATGTTTAACAGTATAGTAGCTACGGTGTATCTTAAAAGATAGATATAGATAGAAACAGACCTAAAACAACCCAAGCAGACGTAAAACTTATACAATCATGGAGACTGGCGTCAGCGGTAAGCAGCTTACCAGATTCAAACTAACGTTAATACAACCGGAGCAGGATCGTTTCCATAACGTTGAACCCGGGGACGTTTGCTATGATCCTTTTTACAGACCCCATGGTCCTACTCCTTGGGGCGTTCCTCATGAGGCTATCATTCCCGTGGAACATGTAAACATCGATGGTAAGGACTTACTGCACTATACTCCAGAGAAAGATTACCACATGCTCTTATACAGCGTACTGGAATGGGCATCTCCGTCAATCAGAGTCAAAGACGAATTCAAAGACTGCATTAGGATCAAGTTATGTCTGAACGCTGGGAATGCTCCATTCCGTAGTGGTAACTTGAAGATCTGCGGTGAAGTATTGCAGACCGTCGACGATGTGTCCTATGACCAGTTTCTCCAGCATTACCGCCAGATGATTGGAGAAGAGGCTGACCTCATGGAAGATTTGGGTAATGTATCAGAGTTGCAAAATTGGCAAACTGTGTTACCCCGATATCCTTTCTTTGTTGTCCATCCATGGATGTACAATATCTACCAACATAACAAGATCCCTTTGTTTTTCTACAGTGAGAATGACGTACGACACACCTACCACGCCTCGTTGAAGTTGAGCGATATTCTGTACATGCAGCAGTTGACTGACGATGGTTGGGTGGATACTCCTCCTGATTTCGATTATCTGGAAGGTGTGGATAAAGACACCAAGTTGGAGATTCCTAGAATGCGAGGATTCTTCTTCAACTATCCCGATGCCGAGATTGAGAAGCGCAAGAACGATCTCAAATTGTACTATGAGATGAAAGCGCGTGGCGAAGATGTGCGTGATATGTTCAACGGTGAGTACCACTTCATCGATATGTTGGCACCTCCTGAGACTAAGTCCATCAATCCAATCAGATATGGAGAGTCCATCAACATTAAGTTACATACCGACACTGGATGTGTTGCTATTCTGGGGTGTATGAGGAACATGGAAGTAGATTCTAAGACTATGCGAGCCAAAGTTGACGGACGCTATGATCGAGCCAACTACACCACCAACCACAGGGACGCGAAAACAGGATGGTCCCCTATATCCAAGATAGGTTTGGATATGGGCGGTAATCCCATTATCTCTCTGTCTGACGGACGCAGATTTGAGAAGGGATATCCCAAGGGCGCATTTCCCAGTAGACCCTACACCAAAGGTCATGTGGCTATCGCATTATCCAATGATACCACCTGCACAAATCCCGAAGTGTCTACCGTATTGGCTGGGATATCTGCATCTCTACAGCTGGTATGCGGTAATACTGACATCTTTCTCAACAACACCGAAACAGATAACAAGTCCAATGTACCTAAGTTGAAGTTGGTATCTAAGATGAACCTGGTGGATTTGGGATCGTCTAGTTCGTCTTCTCCATCTAAATTATCGGACGAAGATCCGAAGAAGTCCGAATCTGAAGAGACCCAACTGTTTCTACCTTGCGTTAGACAGGTGGTGAAGAGATGGTATAGAATCGTCTACTCGGAAAAGGACAAGAAGTTCATCGTGGTTACAGACATGAGTGAGCTGAATAAATCCATTATTTGAGCTCATAGTGGATAGCAGGTTTTAAAAAAGATTATTGTTCAATATCGAGTTAGATAAGGGAAGCGTAGAATAACGGTAACAGAGATGAGGGCTGTTACCAACTTCGAAATTGCAAACGCCAAACTCCTCTCCGACACCATTTATCATCCGACAACTCAACCAATAGCGTATAACAGCTAGTATTATCTTTGACAATATGGACGGAAACTATAAAGGTGCGGAACACACTTATGTCGTGCGAACACTCGAATCGTTGAAAACGCCTGCTATCAGTAAGCGTTACTCGTTGCCTGAAAATGTTAAAACTATGCTTCGGACTATGCCTGAGCCATTTACGAATGCTTATTCTACTCATACATTTCTAGATAAGTACAGTAGATGGGTATACGATGCCAAAGGTGGTAGACGCAAGGAGCGCTGGGCTGATACCACCATTCGTTGCGTCGAAGGTACTGTAGAAGCAGATCTTCAGTTTCGTGAGGACAATGGCATTGAAGTCGACATGGATCGTATGAGTGAGTTCGCCACTAGAGCAGCATACTCTATGTTCCGTATGGAATGGACTCCTCCTGGTCGTGGATTGTTCTGTATGGGTACAGACTACATTCGTGAACGAGGTGCGGCTGCTCTCAACAACTGTTATGCAGTATCCCCTGGCGACAACATTGTCAAGGCCATGACTTGGACTGCAGACATGTTGATGTGTGGTGGTGGAGTAGGTATGGATACTACTTGGACTGGTAAATTGGTCGAACCAAACAAGTTAGATAACTTTACCTATGTCATCCCGGACACGCGCGAGGGTTGGGCTTCAGCTATTGAGTTACTGCTGAGGTCATACGTTCCCATTGATGGAGAAATTACTAACAAGTTCCCATTGTTTGACTACTCCTTAGTGCGTCCGTATGGTGAGCCTATTAAGGGCTTCGGTGGTACCTCCAGTGGTCCAGAACCATTGCGTCAACTGTTGTGCAGATTGGAGATCTTTATGGATACCCATATCTTGTACGCCAGACATACCAATCCTAGCTGCATCTTGACCATGGTGGATCGTTTATTCGAAGCTGAGGCCCTGGGATACAAGTATGCTTCTGACTACGTTCCTGCGAAAGACTCCAAGGAAGATCCAACTCCTAGAGGTAGATTGGAACAGTTGAAGGATGAGATCCGCAGCCAACCCAACAAGACTTATGGTCGCACTCGATTGATCGCTGATATGCTTAACTCTCTTGGCGATTGTATTGCTGCTGGTAATGTACGTAGATCCGCTGAGATCTTGTTAGGTGCTCCATCTGATGAGGAGTTCCGTCAGTTGAAGAACAAGACACTCAACCCTGAGCGCGAACCCATTATGTTCGCTAGCAACAACAGCATGCGCTTTGAGAAGAATGAAGACTTCAACAAGTATCTTCCAGGATTAGCTGAGAGTATCATTCAGAACAATGGTGAGCCCGGCTTCTTCAATCTGATCAATGCACGTAAGTATGGACGCCTGGGGGAGACTAAGTATGGTCCTGACCCCGGTACTTTGTTGAACCCTTGTGGTGAGACTATTTTGTGTTCATATGAACCTTGTACTCTAGCTATGATCTGTCCAATGAAGTGCTTCATTCTGAATGAAGACGGTACATACGACATTGATTGGTATCGTCTGAATGAGGCTACTGAGTTTGCTACTTGGTATGCTACCACTGTCACAACAGTTAAGCATCACTGGCAGGAGACTCGGGACATTATGTCCAAGAACCATCGCATTGGCGTATCTCAGGCCGGAGTTAGTAACAGCTATGAGTTATTGGGTCCCACTAAGTTGGTACAGATGTCTGAATCTATGTACGATACTGTACGCGCTACCAACGATCGCATTTCAGCTGAGTTGGGTATCAATCGCGCTATTCGTACTACAGTCATTAAACCAGATGGTACATTGGGTATTATCATGGAGTGTAACAATGGCGTCCACTTCGCTATTAAGCGATATGCTAGACGTAACATGATCTTGCCTAAGGGTTCATTGATGGCTGATGTACTGAGAGACGCTGGCTATCCTATCGTTCAACATAAGAACCAAGTGAACTCTTGGGTAGTGGGCTTCCCCATTAAGTCCGGATGTCAACGTGTAGCATCTGAGGTTGGTATCTTTGAGAAGTTTACACTGGCTGCGCTAATGCAGAAGTACTGGACCGACAACAGTGTGTCCTTCACTGGCGACATCCAGATGCCTATGGAAGAGGCAGATGTACACAACGTGCTGGCCGGCTTTGCCAACCAAGTGAAGGCTGTGTCCATGTTGCCGGTATACGACGATAATGCAAAGTATGATCATCTACCATTTGAGAGTATCACTGAAGAGGAGTACATTGCGATGGCATCTAAGATAGTTGCTCTAGATTTCTACCAGTGTTTCGTCGAAGACGCTAAAGAGGAACGCGGTTGCAACGGCGACTACTGTGGACTAGCTGCTAGCGTGGAAGCAATGGGTTGCGGTAGCAGTGGAAGCAGTCGTTCTATTGCTGCTACCGACGCGATTGAGACATTCTAACGTTACTGGGACCTTGTAACCCAATAAGTAGATACTAGTTTTTAAAAACTTGGTATACCAACCCATATACGCGACCCTACTGTTAATCAGCATAACTATTACCTAGCAGCGTGTCTCTGGTGTCTCATTATAGAACTCTTCCGACAGTTAAAACGTAACTTGTAATCTGCTACTTCGGTAAAACGTTCGTTCAGAATTTTGGAGATGTCATCGTCAGAGAATCGCTTATAACAAACTTGACCACTATTGACAACAGATCGCCAATCTTCAACGTTGTCCTCATCGTCGCTATCGCTAGGATAATCGCAACATAGGCTATTAGCGTTTTCAATAATATGGAGACCCAAAGTATTTCCAGCTACATTTTCATTGACGAATAGATTACATAATAAACCGGGAGGCCACTCACCATCAGGATATAATAGCTGTTCCCGTCGATGACAACATGATAAAATAAAAGGTAAGTTTGCCAGTAACTGCGCTCGATTTAGATGAACATCTGTTTCGTGATAGTTATCCCCTTCAGGATCCAGTTTCAGAACAACGGTTCGTAGTCCCAAACATTGGAAAGAGTCGGGTAACTCATACGTAATAGTTTGTCTCTCACTATCAAGTGTAGGCCAAATATGGGCGGGCATCTTCGGACAGGTTCAAACAAGTTTTTAAAAATGGTAACGGCTTTAGATAATCGTTTACTAAATATAACTATTGAATTGGAATACTGAACTTGAGTATCTAACATGGTATTAGGGTGCAACGCGATTAGGGGCGGATGCGCTAATGGCGCCATCATCGATATGGTTCAACATAGCAGATCCAGGATACTTGATTAAGTTTCTAACATAGTCGAAATCCGCCTGCGACACAGTCTGATAGCGACTCAACATCCTAAGGCAGTCTCTATCACTAACGACAGCGTAATTCTTGTAGTCTGTACCCTTAATTAAA